CAGTCATTTATGGCTATCCGCAAACCCATGACCAGCAGTGGCCGCAGCGCCACTTATGAAGCCAGCCGCAGTGAGGAGGCCAGCCACGCGGATATCGCGTGGGCGACCATGCACGCGCTGTTAAACGAACCGCTTTCCGCTGGTAGCGGTATGCAATCAAGCTCCATTCTGGATATTAACTAAGATGAAAAAACGCCAAAAGAAACAGCCGAAACAGACAGCAACCATGACCGCCAGCACATCACAGAAAATGGAGGCGTTCACCTTTGGTGAGCCGTCGCCCGTTCTGGATCGCCGCGATATCCTCGACTATGTCGAGTGTATCAATAACGGCAAATGGTACGAGCCGCCGGTCAACTTCTCGGGGCTGGCGAAAAGCCTGCGCGCCGCAGTACATCACAGCTCCCCGATTTACGTTAAGCGCAACATCCTGACGAGTACTTATATTCCGCACCCGTTGCTGTCACGTCAGGACTTCAGCCGCCTTGTGCTTGATTTTCTGGTCTTTGCCAACGGCTATCTTGAAAAGCGCATGAGCGTGACCGGCCAGCTCATGAAGCTGGAAACCTCCCCGGCCAAATACACCCGCCGGGGCGTAGAGGATGACGTTTACTGGTACGTGTCGAGCTTTACCAATCCGCACCAGTTCGCCCCCGGCTCGGTGTTCCATTTGCTTGAGCCCGATATCAATCAGGAGCTGTACGGAATGCCGGAATACCTGAGCGCGCTCAATTCCGCCTGGCTGAATGAATCCGCCACGCTGTTTCGTCGTAAGTATTACCAGAACGGCGCGCACGCGGGTTACATCATGTACGTAACCGACGCGGCGCAAAGCAGCACCGACGTCGAGGCGCTGCGCTCCGCGATGCGCGATTCAAAAGGACTCGGGAATTTTAAAAACCTGTTTTTCTACGCCCCGAACGGGAAACCGGATGGCATTAAGATCGTGCCGCTGAGTGAAGTTGCCACGAAGGATGATTTTTTTAACATCAAGAAGGTGAGCGCCGCTGACCTGCTCGACGCGCACCGCGTGCCGTTCCAGCTCATGGGCGGCAAGCCTGAAAATATCGGTTCGATGGGCGATATCGAGAAAGTGGCACGGGTGTTTGTGCGTAACGAACTGACGCCGCTGCAGGAGCGTTTCAAAGAAATCAATGAATGGCTCGGTATGGAAGTGATCCGCTTTAAGGATTACAGCATCGAGACAGAATAAACCCCGCCTAAAATGCCGCCTCCGGGCGGCACACCCTCAGAGCCAGCCAGACGCCGCACACGCGACGCAACCGCACCAACATCACAATGACCGGCCTCACACATCAGAGCGCCACCACGACGCGCACAGACGCGTAAAATAAATCCTGTCACCACGGCTGGCGCGCAGTGCTATCCCCGCCTCGCCTGCCCGCTTGATGGGGCGGTTTTAATGCAATTTAATTAAACTAAAAGTCCTTACCAATACTGATAAGGACTTATAATCAAAACCGCACTGCGCTAATGCAAAAAAATGCAGGAGCATGCAATTTACTAATTGCGGTACTCAATACCCTTCGCACCACAAGCAACCTGAATAAATCTGCGTAATACATCAGTATTCATCCATGTTTTTTCAGTCAAATGAAATACCCAACCAAGCACATCCTGAGCAGAATTTATAGTTTCAAGGTTTATGTTGTATTCATAACTGACATTAACAACTATGTAACCTTCAACAATTTTCACCTGTTCCGCAAGTAATGCATCCCTTTCACGCATTGCGCGCAGCATATCATCATCAAGTTCAACAATTGGCATAACACCCATCCTTTTCTAAAAGAAACAAGAATAATCTCATTGAAAGAAAAAAAACACAATTATGTCAATTGACGCCTATTTTTGATTTTGTCGGGAATCTTAGAGCGACACAGTTGACAGGCGACTGTTAAATAAATTTATGTTATGAAAATCCCGGCCATTCATCAGCGGCCGCATAACTAAATTTTTTGTCGCCGTATATTACTGTTGCCCCACGCGCCAGCGCCTCCAGCTCCCAGCGCTCAGGAGTAATAACTTCCTGTGCCAAATCGAAACGAATTTTTGGTATGCGCTCGCGTTGTGCTTTGGTCACCCGAGCAGATGGCGCTTGTTCTGCTGGCGTAAGGGGCGCGGTGTTTCGTTGCTGACGTTTTTTGCGCGACGCCTCCTCTTTCGACGCTTCCTTTAGCACCCTCAAAACCTCGGGCTCATCCCAGTCGATGACCCCTTTATCAATCAGATTCAACACCGCTGCGGCTTGCTCAGAGGGTGTGGGGGTCAGAACTGGATCGCCACCGCCGGTAAGCTTTCCACAGTTATTGACAGGACTCCGAGGCGCGGCAGAGCCGCTTTTTAAGGTCAAAGGCTCAACGGCCAAAACCTTTGGAACGATGCGCCACTCGGCTGTACGGGTTACATGGACACGATGAGCCCCGAGATGAGGGGCATAAATCCCGACCACCCTCTCGATATCTTCTTCATAGTCGTTGACCTCATCCGTCACCTTACGGGCAACCCTTACGGCCTGAGCATCACGCGGCATGTTTGCCCCACCCTGCGCGATGATGTACCGCTCAAAGTCCCCTTCATCTGCAGCAACTCGCGCGGCTTCAACCCTGTCATCAAACTCGCTGGCAATACTCACCCCGCGCGGCAGCTTACGCAGTTCGCGGTAAGCGCCCATCGTCGGGAGACCAATCGGTTTAAACTGAGGGATACGCCATGTTGACGCCCATGCGGTGACGGCTGCGGCCGTATCTTTCAGAAGCTTGCCGGTGTCGTGATCGAGCTGGCCGTCAAGTGCGTAACCGTCGATATTTTTTGCAATGTATTTAGCGATATAACCCGCCGCTCCGCCCCGATTAAGATGGCGTGACTCAAAGCGCTGTTTTACCGCGCCCTTTTCGTGTCCGTCCTCTTTGAGGGCATAACGACGCATAATTTCGTTAATGGCTTTACGCTGACCGGGTTTGCAAAACAGCATCATGTGCCAGTGTGGCGTGCCGTCGTGGTGCGGTTCGACAACGCGCATCCCGTAAACTTCTAAATCGTTATCTTTGAAAGCTGTACGCATCAGGCTCCAGATTCGGCATAGATAGCGCTGGCCGTCTTTGGGTGTGAATGCTGTTTCGTTCCAGCCGTGATTGAGTTGCACCGTTTTGCTTTCACCTTTGCCAACCTGACGGGTCGGGTGATACTTCGATGGCGTGGTCAGCGTGATAAACATCCCCACGTCACCAACTCTGGTCGCGTAACGTTCAATCCCGGCGATAGTGTTCATCAGCTCCATGCGGCGTATTTCAGGGTTAGAAATACTCCCCATGACCTTACTGATTAGGTCGATACGTTCGCCGGTGACTTTGTTTTCCAGTTCACAGGATTTCAGGTATTCGAGATTAGCCAGGCGGCGCGAGTGAACATCGCGGATCGCCATTTTGCTTGCGTAAGGTGAACGGTCTTTGTTGACCTCACCGGCAGCGATGAGCAGCGCCTCGCGCCAGCGCATCCTCTGCGCCTTAAGCTGATTAACCCACCACTCGTCTTTTATCAGTCGTGAAATAGCGGAAAATGCCATGCGGATCGTCATCTGACCCTTACGGTATTTTTTCCAGTACATCGGGGTGATGTTAAATGCGCGAGCAATACCCGTATAGGTGCGACTGAGCTTCATCGGTGAAAAGTGTCTCTTTCCCGCCGTGCGCATCCGCCCAGGCGTCGCTCAGTTCCTCGTATTTACTCCAGAGTTGCGCGGCGATTCTGGCCGAGAATTTCCTGAGCTCTTTGTCATTCATATCAGGTAAGCGCGCGTACTGGTCGCGCTCAGACAAAAAACCAATTGAGGCGGACTCATTCATTCCGCACAACTCGTTAACACGCTCAAGACGCGGTAGCAGCTTGCGCTCAAACGTGTTTTTGAGGAAATACAGCCCACCCAACGGGCTCTTTGTGCGGCGTATGAAGTTATAACGCGAGGTAAACAGCGTTTGCAGGAAAAATGGCAGGCGGTCAATTCGGTTTAAAACACCTTGCACCTGACGGAATTCGCCACGTGTAAGGGGTCTATCACGGCCAATTGCAGAGCGTGGAGCATTCCATGGGTAAGCACCGACGAAGGTATCATCGGTGTGCTTCGAGAAAGGAGTTGGTGGCGAGGGGGCAATGCGGCCCCGAGGTTCACCGGCCATTAGGAGTGAAGGCGTCCAGACATTGCTTTGACACGCGCTCAATCTGGGTTTCAAGCGCTGAGAAACAAGTCGCGTCTCCCGTTAAAAGGTCATGCAAGGCAAGACCCGAAACGAGCTTAGAAATGGTCGGGTAGTAACCGACAACATCGAGCCATTCTTTACCTTCATTCTTACCGGATGTGGCAGTTTTCTTCTCCTGCAAAATGAATTGATAGCGATCGCTGGTAATGACGTACTGGTTATTTATCTCAATGCGTATGCTCATTTTTTTCTTCCTTTCAAAAGTGGTTAGCCAGCTCTACCGAAAATTGCGTTGCGTAACTTTTCTGACTCCTGACCTAATAACTCGATAATCTCGGTGCGATTAAGTTCTGACTTACTGATGTGCGCGATAAGCCCGTCAAACTGAGAAGAGAAACGGGTCGCCGTGTCGAGCTGTGCCTCGCTTACTGCCTGCGCCAGAAGTGCCGAATACATCCCCCGCTGCGCTGTATTTTGCTTTTGCATTTGCCTATCTCCGGACAAAAAGAGTCCCCACGCTGTAAGGCGCGTAAAAAACGAATCCAGATTAATTAATGTAAATACTGCTCAGGCTTTACAGAGGTTAAAATAGTTGGCGCGTACTCAAACAGACTGAACAACTCTCGCAGAGCGCGGAAAAGTTTGTCACGCCAATAACAGTTCTCCTCATTCAAACGCCAGTGCGGCATCATAAATTCCTGCTCTGTCAGTCCAGCATGAAGAAACAATGTGCGTCTTTGGCTGACGGTCAGACGGCTGATGAAAGTTGCTTTTGATGCGCCAAGTTGGCGGTGCCGGGCAAATGCATTTCTCAGTTCATCAAGCGCACAAACAAGACGCTCACGATCGGCTTCGGTCATTTCCTCTAAGCGCATAACAGAGTGACGCTGTTTTAATTGTGCGTGGAAACAAACCGTAAGACGCTCCCGCTCCATCATCTGATTGTAAAAATCGCAAGTGTCCTGCCAGCGAGGCTGAGCCAGATACTTGCAGACCAGACCACGAAGTGCTGTTGGTTGTTTCTGGATCACATCAAGTGTCATTACCGTCATAACCACAGTCCTCTCTTTTTGACCAGGCGGCGAAGCTTCTCGATTACCCCCGTCTTACGGGGTCGGATGATGATGCCCTTGCGTCCGCGACCGTGAGTGATAGTGAAGTTGAGCGGATTAGGGCTTTCTCTTCGGAGCAGCTGTGCAATGCAACGAGGTTCACTATTCATACTGGCTCCCCTAATCCGAGCCACATCAGCCAACCATCACGAATTTCTTTCGGGCGGCTGTCATAGGCCATCTTCATACCCTTGTTCCAGGCGGGCAGATAAACCCAATATTCACCTGCGCGCCCACTCGTTGACTGCGGATCAGTCATCTCGACTACAGGCAGCTTGCCCTTTTCAATCATTCCTTTAACTGCTGCTGGGGTTTTACCAATAAGACGGGCAAATTCCTGATATGGAACCGCATCTGTTCTGCTTACAAGCTGGTTAGTCATCTGCTACGATTCTCCTTTAGTGTGATTAATTGCTCTAAATAGGGTTTAGTTGCTCTAAAAGGTGATTCATCTATTGAATAGATAAATCTACGATAGGTGATAATGTTCAACTATAGGTGATTTTATGTCAATACAGATCCATGAAAAAATCAAGCTAATAAGAGAGTCAGAAAGGTTAAATAGGCGACAATTCAGTGAGTTAACTGGAATCGTTTACGGTTCTTTTTGTAGTTATGAAGCCGGTGACAAAAAGCCGGGAGTCGAACAAATCATGAAAATCCTCCAGCATCCGCGCTTCACGAAATACACCTTGTGGTTTATGACTGATCAAATAACACCCGAAGCTGGGCAGATTGCACCGGCTCTCGCGCACTTTGGGCAGCAGACAACAACGTCATCCCACTCAGACCAGAAAACTGGCTAACTATTTATGGCGCTTATTTGTGCAGTAAATGCACAGTGAGTTTTTGCTATTTAAATCAGGAAATTGAAGTACGAAGTAACATCATCGGGAGGCTTTATGTCTGTTAAAAAGCTCGATGATGGTCGATATGAAGTGGACATTAGACCGAACGGGCGTAACGGAAAACGCATCCGTCGGAAGTTCGACAAGAAAAGCGAGGCGATGGCTTTTGAAAAGCATACTCAATATAACCATCACTCAAAGGAATGGCTTTCAAAACCAACGGACAAACGCCAATTGTCGGAACTGAAAGAGTTGTGGTGGAAGCTGAAAGGTAAACATGAGGAACACGGTCAATCGTATCTCAAGAAAATTGAGCGTTTCGAAACGATGACCGGAAACCCGTGCGCTTTCCAGATCACTAAAAGCCTGATAACGCAATATTGTGCTCAACGCCGGGGTGAAGGTATTAAGCCAACTACCATCAACCGCGACCTGATTACATTAGGTGGGATGTTTACTACCCTGATTGAGTCCGAAATGTATAACGGCGAGCATCCGTTTAGAGGGTTCAAAAAACTTAAAGAGCAGACTGCCGAAACGGGCTATCTTACTCTTGAGGAAATTGACGCCTTACTGGCAGCGCTATCAGGAGACAACCGTAAAATTGCCGTCTTGTGTCTGAGTACCGGGGCAAGATGGGGAGAGGCTGCAAGGCTGAAAGCAGAGAACGTGATTCAAAACCGGGTGTCTTTCGTTAAGACGAAAACCAACATACCGCGAACGGTTCCGATCTCTGACGAAGTTGCGGCTTACATAGTCGGTAAAACGAGGGGCTTTCTGTTCGCTGAGGCCAGTTATGCTGAATTCAGGCGAATCCTCAAAGCGGTTAAACCAGATTTACCGGCCGGGCAAGCGACACA